GCACTTCTTGTAGGGTGATGGACTGGCCGACGATCAGCCGCGTGTCGGGTGCGCCGCCGCGTACCAGCTGCCAGGGCAGGTCATCAGCCGCAAAATGCACCGGCACGTAAAAGCGGCCTGTCCAGGCTAGCGCCTGGCTGGCCTGCGGGTAGCGATAGCCTGTACCGCCCCCGGTGATGAGCTTGCCTGCAGTGTTGGTAGCCAGTGTGTACACGTTGCCCACGAGGCTGGTGATGCTGTGGCTGCGGCCATTTAGCAGGGCCGCATCAGCACCCAGCAAGTCCGACAGAAACAGCCTGCCGCCTGATGCCAGGCCAATGCCGCTGGCCAGCGTGACGCTGGTGGTGGCGCCCACTGTGACGGCTGTCACGCTGGCGCTTTGGTCGGCCACAAAGGTGACCAGGTTGCCGCTGATGGCGGCGTTGCCAGGGGCGCTGCCCAGGGTGACTGCCGCACCATTGCGCAGCAGCTGCAGGCCTGCTGGCTGCGGCCGGCCAATGTAGCGGTCATTGACGAGTGCCGAGCCGATGGCGCTGTAGCGCTTGTAAAGCCGGTAGGTGGGCACACCATAGCCTGCACCGGCCACACCGGCATTGACGGCGGCGTCTTGCGGCTGTAGCAGGCCTTCGGTGGCGCTGACGGTGCAGTCCTTGGGGTCTTCGAGCAAAAAGCCATACGCGCCGCCCGCTGTGGCTTCGTGCAGGCCCTCGATGGTGCGCCACTCGCTGGCCAGCATGGGGATAAAGCCAAGGTCGAATTCGCGCAGGGTGCGGTGCCAGCCTACGTTGATGGTGCCGTAGCCGCCCTGGTTGACGGCGCGTGTGTTGCTGCGCCGGTTGCTGCCAGACAAGCCCGCCACAATGACGCTGGCGGGCATGATGATGCTTGAGAGGATGGTGATGGCCATGATGATCAGTAGTTGCGGGCCAGGGCGCGCTGGGCACCTGCGGCTGCGCGTGCCGCGATCTGCTCTTGCGTGCGGCGGTCGACCTGGCCCTGCACGATAAAGGTGTTGTTTTGTGTGACGCTGTTGCCAGCGCTGGCAGCGCCGCCGTTGGGCACCACGTTGCCGCCCTGGCTGCCCATCATCAGGTATTGCTTGCCAGCGGTCTCTAGCAGCTCGGGGCCGCGCTCGTTGACCTGGTACAGCTTGCCCGCTGACACTGGCCCGCCATCAGCACGCGCACCACCCAATAGGCCGCCCAGCAAAACGCCCAAGATATCTGAGTCGCCCAGAGCCGATGCCAGCTGCTTGGTGATGGACTGCTGCACCGCGATGCGGATCAGGTTGCTGATGATGCTGTCGGCCAGGCTTTTGAAGTCAAGTTTGCCGGTCTTGACGAAGTTGACCAGCGCGTCTTCCATGCCATTGAAGGCGCTGGTGAATGCGTCCTCGGTCTGCTTGGCAATGTTGCCGGCTTCGTCGTAGTAGTTTTTAAAAGCCTCGCTCGCGCCTATCTGCCAGTTTTGCTGTGCTGCAAGGCGTTGGTCAAAACCGTTGGTATATATCTCGAGCGCCTGGGCCTCAGAGCTGCGGATCAGGTCCAGCTCTTTTTGGAAGTCGTCTTCACGCCCGTTGAATGCGCCGTTGCGTTTGTCTTGCTCCAGCCGCTGGCGCTGCTGGGTGAACCTGTCCTCATTTTGGTTGACGCCTGCATTGCGGGCCCGCGCGACCCTGCCCTGCCCCTGCCCGGCGGTCTCGCGGTCTTGCTGCAGGCGCAAGGTGTTCAGGTAGCTGCGGGCGGCTTCTTCGGCCTCGCGGTAGCTTTGGGCAATTTTATCAAGGGCGGCGGTTTCTTGCGTCTTTAAAACCTCAACGCTGGTGACGGCGCTGGCGCGCACGCTGGCCAGCTTGGCTTCAACATCGACAATTTTCTTTTTGTTTTCAATTGCGGCAGCACTGCTCAACTTTTCAGCCTGCAGGCGGGCCAGCTCTTTGGTCAGCGCGTCTTCTTGCGCGGCGGTGTCCAGGTTGACAAAGCCTATTTTGGCGGCGTAGTAGGCGCGCTCGTTGACCAGGCCAGCGGCGCGGTTGGCCTCCAGGATTTTTTCGGCGTTGTTGTAGCTGGCCACCAGCAGCTCGTTGGCTTTTCTGATGTTTTCAATGTCAAGGTTGAGCAGGGCCCTGGCCTCGGCCTCGGCGGTGTCCTTGACGCGTGGCCCCTTCGGAGGTTTGTCATCTTCGATCACCAGCTTTCTTTTTTTGCTGGCCAGGCGGGCAGCCTCGACGCGGTCAAAAGAGCCGTCGTCGGTGGGCTGGCCGGGGAAAACGTCTTGCGCGGCAAAGTCTTTTTTGGCGGCTGCCAGGCGGGCTTTGGCTTTGGCGATTTCAGCCTCAAGGTTGCCCGCAAAATTGAATTTGCTGTCGCGGCGCGCTTCAAGCGAGCGCAGCGCCGTGTCAGCGGCCTTCAGCTCGTTGATGGTGCCCAGGATGTTGAGCTTGGCCGGTATGTTTTGCAAGCCCTTCAAAATGGTGGTCAGCACAGGCAGCAGCGCGTTGGTCAGCGAGCGGGCGGAGTCTTCAGCGTTGGCGCGGATGTTGAAGAGCTGCTTGTTGAAAGCCTCAGCGTTTTGCGCGGACTCGCTGCTGATCTTGCTGACCAGCTTGGTTTGTTCTGACAGCTCTTTTAAAAAGGGCGCAACCTCTTGAATAGACTTGCCAAACAGGATCTGCGCTGCGCGGGCGGCGTTGCCGTCGCGCTCAAACTGCTGGAAGGCTTTGGCCACGTCCAGCAGGGCCTCGGCGGGGTCTTTGTTTTTCAGTTCTTCAGCGCTCAGGCCCAGGGCCTTGAGCACGGCCGTCACCGGCCTGCCCTCTTCACCGGCTTTGTTAAGCGCGGCGTTAAACTTGGTCAGCGTGGCAGCGACGGTGTCAAAGCTGTCGCCGGTTTCGCGGGCGACGCGGTCCAGGGCGCTGATGTTTTCAACGCTGGCGCCGGTGGCGTCTGACAGGTCGTTGAAGGCGTCGATGTCGCGCAGGGCAGTGCTAAAGGAAATGACCGCGCTGGTGGCGGTGGCAGCGGCGGCGGCTATCAGGCCCATCTTGAGCACCTGGCCAATGACCGCGCCTTTGTTGTAGGCCTCGTTGAGTTTTAACGAGGACTCGGCTAGCTTTAATTGTTGCTCTGTGGCGCCTTTCAGGCTTAGCTCAAGCAGCTTGGCCTCGGTTGCTGACTTGCCGTTGGTGGCGGCTGCCAGCTGCAGCTTTTGAATGCTTCGCTCCACAGCGCTGAAGGCCGGGCCGGTGGCGTCCTTGGCGCCAATGGTGATGCTGGCGGTGGTGTCAGCCATTATTTTTTGGCCGCGCGCAGGGTTTCAAGGGCGGCGTCTTCCAGCGTGCGCACCTCTGCAAACACGCTGGCGCGGTCTGCTGCCTTGACGCCGCACAGGCGCATGGTATGGGCCAGGGCGGTGTAGTCCAGCCCGGTGGGGCCTGCCATGCCGCTGCGCCACGGAGTTGACATTGCAATGAACACGTTGACTGCCCCTAAGGTAGCGGGCCATACCTCAACTGGCGGGCCGCTGGCTTCTTCTACGGTGAGGCCATAGGCTTGCGCCTCTTCCTCGGTGGGGCCCGGTGTGTAGAGTGCCTTGGCGACCGCCCTCAATTTCCCTGCTTGACCTTGACCGACTCTTGCAGGTACGCGAGATACACGCACGCGGCTGCGCCGATGTAGTTTTCAAGCAGCTCAGCCGCGTTGGCGCGGTTAAACTCAGCGTCCAGATCCCAGCCCTCGACCATGGCCAGGAAGGTGTCAAGCTCATCGGTGCCGGGGCGATTGTCCACAAAGTCCTGCAGCGCTGTTTTAGTGCGGTGCTTGAATGTGAACTCGACCAGTGCCGAGTCTTGACCCGGCACGGGGATGGCCACTTTGAACGGGAACCTGGGCGCGGGCTGCAGCGTGAGCTTGGTCATGGCGCGGCTCAGGTCGCGTAACGCACAGGCTCATTGAGCAGCGAGATGGTGACCTCGACGGCCATGATCTGGTTGACGCTGAGGGACGGCGTCTTGTTCAGGCTGATGTAGCCGTTGTAGATCAGCTTGGAGCCGCTGGGCAGCGTGATGCGGATCGCGCGCGGCAAGCGGTCGTCATTGGCCGTGGATGCCAGCACGTAGCCTGCCTGGGTGGCGTCGTCGGCCACGCTGAAGGAAATGCCGAAGGCGCTCTTGAAAGTAGGGATGCGCTTTTCAGCGTCGCTTTCCAAGAACTGGTAATTGACAAACTGCTGTTCGCCGCCTGAGCTGGTGGAGCTGAGGATCTGCGCGAGCTGGGTGAAGCCGGTGATCTTGCGCACGCTGCCGATGCCGCCGGCTGCGGGGTACACGCTGGTGCTGGTGGCGTCAATGCCTTCGAGCTCAAAGTTGTTGGCAGTCACCGCGCCGACGCGCACCACCTTGCCGGTCAGGCGAGACCAGCCGCTGGTGACCTCGACAAAGTCGCCCAGCGCCAGGCCGTGCCCGGTGCTGGTGGCTGATGCCGGGCTGGCGTTGGTGATGGCGCTGACGGTCAGGTTGCCGCCGTAGCCGGATGCAATGGCGACTAGCGCGCCGTTTGGGACTGAAACTGCCATGATGGATTCCTTTAAAAATGTTTACAAAATCACGTCGGGTGCTGTGGGGCTGACGGCATAGGCAAAGCGCCAGGACTGCTGGCGGCTGGCCAGGCGGCGGTCGGTGTCGCCGCGGCTGACCAGCCTGCTGCTGGTGATGCTGTAGCCCAGGCTGCAAAGTGCGGCCACGGTGCTGCTGGCGGCGATGATCTTTTCAACCTGAAGGCCAAAGGCGCGGCTGGCCGGGGCAGCGTCTAAGCTGTCGGTCAGCACGCAATCAATCGTGACGGCCAGCTCGCGCTGCTGGTTGCCGTCCAGAAAAATCACCTCGGCGGTTTCACCGGCGTCGGCCTCTTCAATGCAAATAGCGGGCAGCTCTGTGGCCTGCAGCGGGTCTACACGGTCAAGAAACACGCGGGTAGCAGCCACCGTGCCGCCTGCGGCCAATAAGGCCTTCAGAGCATCGAGGATTTGCTGTTGTGCGTGTGCCATGGCTCTGGGCTTTAAGTGCGCAGGCGTAGCATGGTGATGCCGGTGCCGTCGGGCATGGCCTCAATCACTTTGTAGGTGACCGCACCGACCACCACCGATGCCCCGACCACATTGGTCGGAACATCAGCGCTGGCCAGCGTCAGCACCGGGGCGCTGCTCATGATGCCGCTGGCCATGTCTTGCAGCTCATAAGCTGCGTCGAAGATGCCGCGCACTGTCAAGCCAGCGAGGGTTGCGTCAACATTCGACAGCTGCTTGAAGACGGCTGTGTTCAGTCGTGTCTCAAGGGCTGCGAATGGTGCGGTCATGGCTGGGCTGGGCGGGTTAGGTCAACGCTGCTATCAGGTCGCTACAGGCACGGTCTGGCCGAGCTTGATGAGCACGGTCGGCGATGGGTTGGCAGCGGCTGCCACAGCCACGCCAATGCACTGCTGAGCTGTGGTCGTCTTGTTGACCACTTTGTTGGTGGCGTCCCAAAACAAGCGGTCGCCCACAGCAATTGCCAGGGCGCTGGTTTTGCCGATCTCGTACACGCCT